ATAGTAAAACCTGTTGCAGCACCAAGGCTCAGGTTCATTGTGTCTGTGCCTGTTTGCGTAATACCTGTTTGACAAGTAAACGCTTGAGCTGTGAACGTACCAAAGGCTGAATCAACCGTTAATGAGGTAGCAGAAGCAATAGCCGTAATTGTTTTAGTAACACCACCAACTGTAATTGTACCGCCAACACGAGGGGCGTTAGTTGCAGGTGCTGCGCCAATAGAAAAGGCAAACGCTGTACCGCTACCTGTAACTGTAGTAGTACCAGCACATGATACTGTACCTGTTCCCGATACTGCTGTGGTTCTAGCAAATGCCATTATTTATCCTTAAAGCTGTATAAACAGCGTTTTATTTTCGTCTTTCACAATCTCTAAGCCAATACCATTAGCTACAATCTCGAACGCACCTTCAGGTGTTGTGTCCCATTGCGTGTATTCTTCTAAGCCTTCTAAAGAGAATGTGCTTTCACCTGCAAACACACCGTTATCATCAAGCAATGTGTATTTAAACGTGACGCTATCAAATAAGTTATCTTGTATTGATATAACCGTAAACTGTGTAGCTGTCATTCTCTTGCCGTTAGCATAGGCAGTCGTTGGTTTAATTGCTGTGGTTTTCATTTGTCATCCTTATTCGTTTTAATATCTAGCCAAGGCTTCTCTGTGAATCGTGAAGCTACTAATAAGTACAAAGCAATTACAGCAGCAGTTCTATAAATATCACCTAGATAAGCTACATAGTTGCCATGCAACATTTCAATCAAAACGTAAAAGCCTGTAAGTGCTGGTCCTAATACAATCAACCTTACCCATAAAGGATTATCAGATGTCATCTTGTTAGCACAGAAGAAACCAATGCCAATCTTGGCAAACACAATCAAAACGAATAGTAGTGTTATCATTTCAAGCCTACCTTTGTCAGAACCTTATTAATCATTAGTGGTAACTTGTCGCCACTAAAGCCAATTACGAACGCTACAATGGCAGGTGAATATGGACTATCTAATGCTGGCATTAACTTAGCAGCTACAGAGCTTACAGCCCATGCCATAACTAAAGATAAGACAACGCCTTTAATAATAAAGAACAATGCAGAACCTAATGCCTTTGTAGGCTTGTCACTAGATAGTGAGATGAAGCAACCTGCGATGGCTGATAACACTACCATCATTACATCTGCCCCTACCTCACCTAATGCTCCAACAAGTAGCGCAGCTAGACCAACTTGCATCCCAGCTGCTGCCGTTGTTGTTGTTATTGGCTCTGTCATTATTGCACTCCTAATGCTCGTCCATTTGCATCACGGACAATTGTTTTTGGTCTGCTTAAAGTTTCCATCATTTGCTGATGACTTTGCGCTTGGTTGTCTACTAGCCTTGCCATGTTCTCATTGATAGCCTCTACTAAACCTGCTAGTGCTTGGTTAGGTTGAGATAAGCCAGAGTCATCAAACTGTGTAAATGATTCAGGGCTATTGCCATTAATGTTCATTGCTGTAGTTCTGATATCCTTATTAGCTTGCAATTCAGCAATCATAATTTTGGTATCGTTCTCTAAGTTAGCTTTCCAAGTATCAAACGCTAATTGACGTTGTTTCAATTCAATCTCGGCAGCATCCTTACGTTGACGTTCTTCTAACTCAGCAGCCTTACGTGCGTTCTCAGCTTGTACCTTCATAGCATCAATCTCTTTTTGAGCTTGGATTGCTTGTTCCTCAATAGTAGGACCAGGAGGTGGAGCAGGTGGAGCTTCAGCAGGGTTAGTCCAGAATTCTTCAGGGTCTTTAAAGCCTGCGTTCTGTGTCAACTTAGCTAACGCATTGTAAATCTTGTCAGGTGATGTAATACCTGCGGCTAATGCTTCTTTCTGCATTTGTAAGATAGTCATTAAGTGTGTAAGTTGTTGGTCTTTATTACCTGCACCTAAGCCCACAGAGATGGTCAAATCGCTACGATTCTTCCACTCCCTAGGGTCAACCTCTACCCACTTGTTACGTAAGCGTACAATGTCAGGTTTAGTATATGACGTACGAACCAAACGATGTACTAATTTGAATAAGTCTTTAACGCCTGTCTCAGCGAATGTACGAGCTACTAACTCAATACGTTGCTGTGAAGCAGACATGATTTGTGCAATGCCTGAAGCTGTCTTGTTTAGACTGTTAGCATCTAAGCCTTGGTTGTAAGCAGTAACGCCTGTACGTTGCTCTTTCATAGAGTCCATGTACTCAACCATTTGGAAGCTAGAAGCTGGTAGTGGTGGATGACTTAAAGGCATGATAGATGTGCCAGGATCACCTTCAACACGAACAATACCACCAGGACGGCTAGTCAACATATCGTCTAGGTTTACACGGCTAGAGATAGCATAGCGACCATTGTTAGCTAGGTACATATTGTCTAACTGACCACGTAATAGAGTTGACTTAATCAACTGAATATCCATAGTCAAGTCAGCGTAAGAACGACCAATGTGTCTGTGTGGCATAATCATTGGTGTAATGCAAGCGAATGGGATAACGTCTGTCTTTTCTTTATAGACGATTGTGTTACCAATCACTACATAACGCATTAACTCACCATCAATACGAATATAAGTATCACGTACTAAGATGTTTGCACCTTCTACTACACGGTCATATTCTTCATTGTAGATGTCACGAGCAATAGCTTCTAACTGATAGGCTTCGTTTGTTTCAGCAAAGATGCTATCAATCTTCTTCATGCTTAGACCGAACTGTTCAGCAGCAGCAGAGCGAGTCATAATCTCACGGTGTTGTACAAAGCGTGCATCAGCTAAAGATGGGCTAGATGTATCAACTGAAATCATCATGTTCTCAGGTGCTACGTTCTCAATGCAAATCTTGTCTCTTGTCTCTGTTACTTTAATCTTAACGTCATGCAACATAGGTGGCATGATAGACATAGGGTCTTGCCCTTGCATCATTGCTTGCTCTTGTAACATCATTACGTCAACAGATGGGTCAGGATAAGCTGTGTGTTCTAATACTTCTATCTTGTCATCACTAGCCATCATTTGAATCTGACCATCGGTCAAGCCTTCGTATGATTCCTCTAGGATGTCAGACTCTTTCTTGTAGTACGCTTTTACGTAACCATTCTTAGATAACAAAGCATCCTTGAACCATACATAGAATGTTTGATAGCCTTCGTTCTTTTCCATGACCACATGATTGATGTAATCAGTTTCTTGGTCAGCAGCATCCATATCCTCTTTGCTCTTAGGATTGAACTGTACTACTTTGTCACCTGATACAAAGACTTTAAGTAGTTGTGGTAACGCAGCTTCAATCGTATCTTGTACATCCATAGAGATGACACGACTGCGACCTTCTACCTCATTACCTAGCTCTTCACCAAGATAATAGTCGATAGCGTTAGCACGGTCATCGGACAAAGCAGAGTCATTGATGCCATAAGCAATCTGTTCTTCCTGCTCTATGCGATATATGATTTCACTATCTGATAACTTCATTAGACTATACCTTTGCTTGAGTAATTTATTTTGTCACCACCCCAAGATTCATTCTTCATTTCATCTATAGAGGTAGCCATGTATCTGAAAGCATCTGCACCATGTGAGTAAGCATCATGCAATGGAGCGCCTGGCTCTTGTGTATTAGAGTTAATAGAACGTCTATAGTGTTTCAGACAATCTACTAACTGTGTTGCTGCTTTATCAAAGTAACAGCGATGGAAGTTCATACGTGCAATCTTAATACCTGACTCTATATCAGCCATAGGTACAATACGTACATCCCATCCTTGCTTACGCATAATATCTTCTGCGCTTATACCGTACTTAAAGTCTTTAGTTCTACCGTCATGTGGTAAGAACATCTGACCCCAGTTGTAGTTTAATGATTTAAGCTGGCTAGAATATGAGTCAAGCGTGCGATGATTATCTTCAATGTAGCCAATAACACGGATGTCACTAACCCCACGCTGACATAAGATAACAGACATAGAGTCGTTCCAACCAAGGTCAAACACCACATGAACTTTAAGCATAGGGTCGTAAGGAACTGTAGTAATCCTGCCATTCTCTTGAGCCTCTCTAATCTCGTTAGCATAGATAGCACCGTCAACAGCAGCTTTACATTCACCTTCCCAAATATTCTTGTAGTCAGGATTGTGAGCTAGACTGTGTAAGCGTTCTTCTTCTAGTACGTTAGGAAACCAAGGATTATCATTCCAGTTAATCTTTACTACTTTAGCGAACTCAGGTGGGTTGACTACAAAGCGCTGATAAGTATCATCTGTATCAACGTCAGGGTTGAATGTTACCCATATCTCAGAGCTAGGCTTACGAATAGTAGGGATTAGAATATCCCATGAGCGTTTAGATACTGTCTGAGCTTCTTCTACCCATGCAATATCACAGCCTTCAAAAGACTTAATAGATTCTACTGTGTTGCTTGCTAGACCAGCAAAGCTGAACAATGTACCGTTCTGTCCTCTAATCTCTGCTTCTAGTATCTCAAAGAATGAGCCTAGACCTAATGCTTGTATCTGGTCACTTAGTAATGTATGTACTGATTGCTTGATAGACTTTTGAACTTCACGAGCGCATAGGATACGTAAAGGTTTGTTAGCACCCATAATGAGTAACGCTCTAGCTACTCCCCATGACTTGCCTGATCCTCGACCACCATAGATAGCCTTGATACGTGAAGGCTCAAATAGGAAATCAAGCTTCTTCGGAAATTGTGCTAGTGGGTTCGACAAAAGATATACCTATAGATAATGGAAGTGGAGAGCCGTCTGCACCTGATAACTCTGTACGAGCTACAGCTTTACCTTCAATACGGTCAAATACAAACTCAACAGCCCAGCGTTCGCCTTCTGCAAATGCTTGAGCTACGTTATCAACACCTTGTCTTAAACGTTGTCTGTCATTAGCGTTTAGTGCTGCTCTTAGCATAGCTGTAAGCTGTGAGCCTTTGCCTGCATTGTTGTTTCCTTCAGGCGCTCCGCCCTTGCTAGTTGTTTCGTTTATATCTTTTTGATTTTCCATTATGTTATGACTCCGTATAGGTTGGTCATTGCCCTATGTATTATGTGTTAGTTGTTGGTGCGTTAAAGCTGAATTGTGGTGCGCCTGTATTCATTGATGACATACCAGGGTTCATTAAAGCGTTAAGCAATGCTGATTGTTGTGAGTTATATCCCATGCCTTGTTGCATCTGTGGCATTTGAGGCATATTGTTAGGTGCTTGTGACATATCTGTCATGTTCTGACCTAGAAAGCGACCTGCACCCATTAGATTGTTTGTAGGGATTGTGCCTTCTTGCATACCCAAGAATGGGTTTTGATTCATGTATGGGAATAGTTCAGCAAGCGTAGGTACATTGACGTTTTGCATAGCTTGGTTAGCACGCTGTGTCATTTGAGCTACCATTGGTCCTTGAATAGCTGGATAGACAGGAACTCTAACTTTTTTGCTTTTACCACCACCCATAATATTCCCCTATAAGTTACTTGTTTTATTATCCCCTGTTAAAGGATAAATCATTCTGTGATATGTACTCCACCATTCATGTGAGTAAGGGGAGTATTGATAATCTTTAAAGCATGGTGTACCTAGTGTGTGATGAATAAGCTTTGCGTTAGGATTGTATTCGTACTCAGTCTCTAACCAATTCCACTCTACAGGTAAGTCACCAATAAATCTATCTTCAAGCCAACTAAACCTATGAAGGTATGAGCCGGTAGATTCCATCACCAATTCAGGTGTGAGCTTCTTGTTTTGCCAATGATGGCAATTCCATAAGATGACAGATGACCAGTTCTTTCTAGGGTAATCGTCATTTTTTGCACCTAAGTATTTAACAGGATGCTTTGTCTTGTAGTCGTGCTTAACGACTTGTACAGCTAATGATGGGTCTGCAAGCTCTAGTAGTTCTGCTACATCGCCATTACATATCATGTCGCCATCACAGAACAGAGCAATACCATTGTAATCGTTTAAATAAGGCACTAGGAATCGAGAATAAATGAAAGCATTACTGCCGTCTTTATGCTTCTCTTGGTAGTCCTTCAACGTATTCAACGCTAATGGTGTGAACGATACAGGAATACTGCTGTGTTCTATGACAGACTGACAAAACGTATGGTAAGCAATTGGTTCTACCTTACCATCAAAACCCACATAGATATGTAACATTATTTTTTCTTAGTGTTCATCTCGCTACGAACAATATCACGAATCATTTTATCCATAGCTGCTTCTTTTAGCTTTTTCTTCTTCATGTCAATAGCTTCTTCTTGCTTCTCTAGCTTATCGTATGCTTTGTTATCTTTCATCATGGTTATTTACCTTTCTTCTTAGCTTTTCCGGCTTTAGATAAGGCAATTGCCACGGCTTGGTCTTGAGGCTTGCCTGATGCCATCTCAGTCTTAATGTTCTTGCTTATAACCTTTTGGCTTTTACCTGGCTTTAATGGCATAGATATCCTTAAACAAAAAAAAGACCGCCATATAGACGGTCAAAACGGAGATACGTGTAAATGTACAGACGAGTTTATACGCACGGAAGGAATAATATCACACTTTTAATAAAAATGCAAACATTTTTTAATATAAATGCTTTTCAGTTAGCTTTAACTGTAGGTTGTTTAGTGCAAAGTCAAAGTTCATACCTATTTGCATATCGGTCATATTTACCTTTTGTCCTAGATACATTGAGTAAATAGCATCTCTTTGTGGTTTAGGTAGGTCGTCTATCACCTGATCTACTGTACGTGCAGAGTTAATATCTATTTCATCGTGCATATCATCAAAAGATGTAACTCCTGATGACAGAAATCCTGCTGCTTTGCTTGGATAGCCTAGCTTGGTGGTGTTACCTTTCATGTATGATTGCCATATATCTAGGTAATAAATAACCTTAGCTTTGTCCATCTATTTCTCCCATAGATTCGTACACATCAAGTAGCTTATCATTTGCACATATCACAACTTTACACATTCCACCCTTGACAACATTGCGCCTAACGCAAATTATACTGTCTACCTGTTCGTCATCTAGCCATATACCAGCATGAGTGCAAGCATCTAGTAAACTTTTGATTCTGTTATCAATGTCATACTTACGTTTAGTTGGTGCGTATAAAGCAATATAGATTGCGATTCTACCTGAAATTTTAGCTTTTGTTCGTACAGCTTCTTCTTGAACAAGTCTACGAAACTCGTGTGCTTCTTTCTTTAGGTATTTTCGTTTACCAGCATAACCCCACATATGATTAACTGTTGGTGGGAATGGTAGAGTTAGCTTTATCATGTAACTTTGCTTTCAACAGTCTAATTTCAGGATGGTCATATTCACGTATAGTTTTATTATACAATGTACGCAATGATAAAAACTGTGCATACTGATGCTCGTATAACTCTTTCCAATATTTTTCTTGAGATGTCATTTAACCACCAGCATATCATTCTCAATCATGTATCTGATTGTTAGTCTGTGGGCTAGTTCCCATATTTCTCGCCGCTCTTCTTTAGATAAGTCTTTACCATTATCAATTTCATAGTGGCATTTGCTACAGAGGCTTGCTACCATAGCATCACTAGCTTTAACGCCTGTGCCTTTTCCGTCACGCAATTGGTTAGAATGTGCTGCACACACGCTACCATCACTTCTGCCGCATGATTGACATGGCAGTTCTCGACATAGTTCTAGGAGACGTTTGTTGCGATAAATCATAGTTTCATCTCAGCTCTGCGTGTAGCTTCTTCACTACGTTTAAGGTCAATCCATATCTTAATAGACTCATAGTTTACTTTAGCCTTTAATGCCAGCTTCATAGCTTCTTGAGTGTGCTTAACATGGTCTGTGTACTCTTTTGATGCTTTAGCTTCTATTTCTTTAGCAGCGACACTTGTAGCATTTGATTTTAACATAAGCTGTGCTAATACTGCATTTTTGGTGTCATCTAACACATTATAAGCAGCTTGCTTGTCAGCCCAATCATCACCAGCTTGGGTTAATTTATGATACAGCTCATTTGCGTCCACGTTTTTTCTCCGAAGGTTTACTTACATGAGGCGTTACAGATCTATATCCTTTATCTTCAAACTTATCTGACCATCCTTTGCTTTTGTACACTTCACCGTCTTTAACAGCTTTAAACTCAGCATTAGGACTCCATTCTTTAATAGCTTTTACAAAGTCGTTAATGGTCATGCTTGCTCCTTACTGTAAAGTCTCACTTAAAGTTTCGTAATCTACAACATTAAATGTCATTTCCTCGTCAAACGAACAGTTACCAAAGAAAGCATCAAATTTATATGAGTTTTCAAACGTCATTAAGCATATAAACTGTGCATCTTCATCTTCGCCATCGTACACTTCGACTAGTATCATATTATCGACCTGGGTTATATGGTGTCATTACAGGTGGTTGACCTGAGCTTACAGGTGGAATGTAAACAGGTGGTGCTACAGGTACTGGTACATAAATAGTAGGTGATGGGCAATTCCATCCGTCTTGATATGAACAAGCCTGTGCGTTAAAAT